CAAATGGGCTTGCCCATCCCGGCCGCCGCGTTCAGCGATGGCAGCAACACCACGGCGCAGCAGTGCATCCGCCTGTTGCAGTCGCGCGGGCGCCGGCTGTGCAAGCCCACGGGCACCAATCGGTGGCAGGTGCTGCGCAAAACGTGGCAGTGCCTGACCAACACGACGGACACAACCTATCCGCTGCCCGCCGATTGGGATTCGTTCGAAGACCTCACCGGCTGGAACTTCACCAGCCGATTGCCCATGCTCGGCCCGGCCACCGATCCGCAGTGGCAGTGCCTGAAAGCGCGCAACCTCGGCTCGTCCACCATCAGCGTCATCTATCGCACGCGCGGCGGCCTATTCGAGATTTACAACACGTTCTCGACCCCGCAAGACTTGCGGATCGACTACAGCTCGCGCGGCTGGGTCATGACGCCGGGATCGCCGGCCACGTACTCGGATGCGATCAGCGCCGACGACAACGTGTGCCTGTTCGATGCCGAGCTGTTGACCGCTGGTCTGAAGCTCGATTTTCTCGGCGCGAAGGGCTTCGATACGACCGTCGCACAAAGCGAATACGACGACCTGCTAGAGCAGGCCCTCAACGCCGACAGTGATGCGCCCGTGTTGCAGGCCGCGCTCTCGGATTCGTACCCGCTGATTTCTACGCAGTTCAACGCCCCGGACACGGGCTACGGAACCTGATATGCCGGCCGTCGCTCAACGCCGCCCGCAAGGGGTTGTCCACACGACGATGACGGTTCCCCCGCCAACGCAGGGGTTGAACACGACTGGCGACCTCGCCGATATGTCGGCGACCGACGCCATCGAAATGGACAACTGGATTGCCCAGGACGGCGGCTTGCAAATGCGCGGCGGGTGGTACGAATACGCCACCAACATCGGGGGCGATGCGACGCACACGGTTCGCACGATCATGGCGTACAACGGCACGCCGTCGACTGCCATTAGCAACCCCCTGGCTTCGTCGCAGCTCTTTGCCTGCACCGATCAGGGCATCTACTACATCGAGGGCGGCGGCAACCTCGCCGCGTCCTCGCCGGTCATGGCGTTGAGCGGCACCACCAACGCCGGCACGATGTCGTGGGCCATGTTCACGGCGGCCGGCGGCGCGCAGTACCTCATCGCGTGCAGCGAGACCGACGGCGGGTATCTATACAACGGCGTCACGTGGATGAAGATGACGAGCGTTGGCGGCCCTGGCCCCGGCATCATCACGGGCGTGAGCCCCGCGCAGTTCGCGCAGGTGTGCGTATGGAAGCGCCGTCTCATGTTCACGCTTCGCGCTTCGTCGCAAGTGTGGTTCCTGCCAGTCAATGCCGTGGGCGGCGCCGCGTCGCTCTTCGACTTCGGCCCGCAGCTCATTAACGGCGGCGCGTTGATCGGGCTCACCAACTGGACGCAGGACGACGGCGTCGGCATCGATGACCGCTTGGTGATCCTGGGCAGCGCGGGCGACCTCGTGATTTATTCGGGCACCGACCCGAGCAGCGCGAGTGCGTTCTCAAACGTGGGCGTTTGGTACATCGGGCAACCGCCAGTGGGACGCCGCTGCATGACCACGAGCGGCGGCAATGTCTACATCCTTACGCAGTTCGGCGTGATCCCGGTCAACCAGATCGTGCAAGGCGGTCTAGACAATATCCTGACCAGCGACACCACGCTTTTGAAGCAGTTGCGCAAGCTGCAAAGCCTGCTCAATACGGACTTTCAAACCCTGTTGAATACGGACGGCTGGGAACTCCTGGCGCTGCCCGGCCTCGCGTTGCTGCACATCGCGCGGCCCTCGCTGTCCCTCGGCGAAAACATCCAATACGCGTTTCAGCAGCACCAGAACGCATGGTGTCGCCTGCTGGACGTGCCGGGAAAAACGTTCATGCGCCGCCTTAACGAGGTGTACGCCGGCACGGCCGATGGTCGCGTGTTGCGCGTGTTCTCCGGCAGCGTGGACGGGCTCAAGTTGGACGGCACTGGCGCCACGCAAATTAACGCCCGCGTAACCCCCGCGTTCAACTACCTGGGCGCGCCGGCCATCATGAAGCAGTCGCTAATGATCCGGCTCAACTTCGTGGCTCAGGCCGTGCCCGCGTGGGCCATGCTCATGAACGTGGATTTCTCGGTTACGGCCCTGAGCGGAACGCCGGCCGCGACCACCAGCGTCGGCAGCTTGTGGGATGCGTCCTTCTGGGATCAAGACAAGTGGGCGGGCGGCGCGGCGGCCTACGGCGAGTGGCGCAGCGTGGAGGGCATCGGCTTTGCGCTGGCGCCGTCCATCTTCACCGCCTCGAACTCGCAGACCACGCTCGCGTCCATCGAATACATGGTCAAACCGGGAGGCCCGTTTTGATCGAAGCCACCGACCGCAACGCAGTGCAGTCCTTCTTTGCGGATCGCCTCGGCCTGAAATGGTCGGACGATTTCCGGGGCGTGCTGCACGTGCCCGACACGTTCAAGAACGCGACGGCCTCAATGGATCACGTGGCAATCGCCGTTGGATACAACGGGTTTATTGGCCGCACGTGCTGCATGCATGTCGTGATTCAAAAGCCCGAGGCGATGACGCCGCGCATTGTTCGCGAGGCCTTCGAATTCCCGTTCAACGTGTGCGGCTGTGAGGCCGTGCTCGGCATGGTCGACAGCGTGAACACGCAGGCCCTCGAATTCGACCGCCGGTTGGGCTTCGAAGAAATCGCCCGCATTCCGAACGGCGGCCTAGAAGGCGACCTCATCGTTTTTCGCATGACCCGCGCTGAGTGCCGCTGGCTGCGCGCGCATTGAAAGGCACCCCATGTCCAAGCTCAAGCAAGCACTTATCCCCGGCTACGGCGCCAATCCGACCAAGCCCAATTCCAACCCGCTGTCGGGCCTCGCGCCTGACCCCGAAACGGGCTTGCCCAAGGGCTTGCCCTCGGGCGTCGGAAAGATCGCCCTTCGCGCATCGAACCCGGTGGGCGGCTTCGCGCCCGACATCAATGGCGACATCGGGTATCAAAAGGGCTGGCTCGATCAAAGCTCGAACGGCACGCCCGACGCCGCGCCCAAGGGCCCGGGATACAACGTCTGGGCAGACCCCGACATGACCGCGCGCGGCTGGGGCTGGGGCATGGGCGCCGATGGCGCGCTGCATGAGGGCGTGCATGGTGGCGGCCCGGCCGGAACGCCGTGGGGCCCGCAGGGTTCGCAAGCCGCGCCGCAGGCAACCGGGCAGGCCGCATCGAACCTCGGTCAACTTGGGCAGACGATTGCGGGCGGCATGCACGGCATCGCGGGCGGCCCTGGCGGCTTGCCCCGGTTCGGCCAAGCCCTGGCGCAGGGTATCCGCCAGTTCAACGCCAACGGCGGGATGGGCGCAGCGCCCGGACTGCCTCAGCAAGGCCCGCAGGGGCCCCAAATGGCCCAACAAGGCATGCCGCCAGGGGTAAGCCAGCCTGCGCCAGGTCTGAGCCCGCAAATGGGCGGCGCTGGCATGCCGCCGATGCCGGCCCAGCAGGCGCCGCAGGCCAATCCGCAGGCATACGCGCAGCTCATCGCGCAAATGCGCCAACAGCAATCGCCGCAGTCGGTCGCGTAAGGGGAAAGACATGGGCAAGAAATCCGCACCGCCCGCGCCGGACTACACGGCCGCCGCACAGCAGACGGCCGCCAGCTCGGCCGCCGTCACCAACCAGCAGACGTATGCAAACCGCGCGGATCAGGTCACGCCGTGGGGCTCGCAAACGTGGGCGCCATCGAGCACGATTGACCCGAGCACGGGGCAGGCCGTCACCAAGTGGACGCAAACCACCACGTTGAGCCCGGCCCAGCAACAGGCCCTCAACTCGCAACAGAACATCCAGCAGGCGCAGAGCAACATCGCGCAGCAGCTCACGGGCCGCGTTGCGCAAGAAGAACTCACGCCGATGGATTGGAGCGGGCTCACGCAGTTTGCGAACGCGCCCACGGCGGGCAGCTCGCAGGCCGTGACGAACCCATATGGGTTCAACCCGTCGAGCATCGACACCTCATTGAACGGGCTGCACACGGGCGCGCAGAACTCGCAGACCGCAGGCGATGCCGCTTACGCGCAGGCGACTTCGCGCCTCGATCCGCAATGGCAGCACCAACAGCAAGACCTCGAAACGCAGTTGGCGAACCAGGGCATTTCGCAGAACTCGGACGCGTATACGCGCGCCATGCAGCAGTTCCAGCAGGGCAAGACCGACGCATACAACCAGGCCAATTACAGCGCCATTCAAGCGGGCGTTAACCAGGGTCAAACGCAGTTCGGCGAAGACCTCGGCAAGGCGCAGCAGCAGGCCGCCAACGTGGCGCAGCAAACGCAGCTCGGGCTCGCGCAGCAACAGCAGGGGTTCGCGCAGCAGCTCGGCGCGCAGGGCCAGAACTACAACCAGCAAATGCAGTCTTCGACGTTCCAAAACCAGTTGCGCAATCAGCAGCTCACGGACGCGATGCAGCAACGCGGGTTCAGCTTGAACGAGATTCAAGCGCTGTTGAACGGGCAGCAAGTCGGCATGCCTTCGTTCGGTGGATACAACACGGCCGCCGCGTCGCAAGCCACCGATTACAGCGGCGCCGCGTCGAATCAGTACAGCGCCAGCATGGACGCATTCAACGCGAAGCAGGCCGGCACCAACCAGCTCATGAGCGCGGCGGGCTCGCTGGGCGGCGCCGCAATGATGTTCAGTGATCGGCGCGTCAAGACCGCCATTCGCCGCATCGGCACCCATGCGCGCCTCGGCGTGGGCATCTATTCGTATCGCTACATCGGCGAGCGCGGCCGGCGCGTCGGCGTCATGGCTCAAGAGGTGCGCCGCGTGGCGCCCCATCTCGTGGACAGCGCGCGGGGCGTGCTGCGGGTGAACTATGCAGGCATTTGACGAAGCCATCGCCGCGCTAAAGCCCATCGAGGGCGGGTACACCAACGACCCGGCCGACAGTGGCGGCCCCACCAACTTCGGGATTACCGAAGCGACGGCGCGCGCGTTTGGCTACGTCGATCCGATGGACGCGATGCCGCGCGATGTCGCCGTGTGGATTTACCGCAAGCGGTATTGGGATGCGCTGTCGCTCGACCCTATCGCGCTGCTGTCGCCCGAGGTGGCGAAAGAGCTGTTCGATAGCGCCGTGAATTGCGGCACCGACACGGCTGGCAAGTGGCTGCAGCGCTGCCTCAACGTGTTTAACGACGGCGCCGCCAAGTGGCCGGACATGACGGTGGATGGACGCGTGGGCCCGATCACGGTGGACGCATTCAGGGCCTTCTATACCGCACGCGGGCAACTCGGGATGACCGTTTTGCTTCGCGCCCTGAACTCGCTGCAAGGCGCGTTCTATATCGGCCTCGCCGAGACCCAGCCCAAGAACGAACGATTCGTTTTCGGCTGGATTGCAAACAGGGTGTCGTAATGCTCGAACTCTACAAAGACAAGGTTTTGCACGGCGTCGCCGGCCTCATCGTCGGCTCGCTCGTCCTCATCGTGGCGCGGCACTTCGCACCGCCGCCCGTGAACTCGTTTTTCGCTGTCATCGGCGCGGCCTTCGCGGGCGCGTGCAAGGAAGGATGGGACTACCTAGACAACAAGCGCCACGCGATGGAACCGGGATGGGTGGCGCATGACGTTTCATTGTGGGATGCCCTGGCGACCACGGCCGGCGGCCTTGTCGTCGCCATCGTGTACTCGCTCTCGAATCGGTAACGCCTCATGGACTGGAAAGACATTGTCCGCACCGTGGCGCCGACGCTGGCCGGCGCCTTCGGCACGCCTGCGGCTGGCATCGCTGTAAAGGTGCTGGCCGATGCCGTGTTGGGCGGCAGCTCGGGCGACCAAGCAAAGGACGAGGCCGCCGTATCGGATGCCCTGGCCGGCGGCCTGACGCCCGAGCTGCGCGCGAAGCTGATCGACGCGGACACCACGTTGAAAACGCAGGCGAACGAGCTGCAAAAAATCGCGCTGCAAAACGACGTGACGCGCTACACGTCTGACGCCGCCGACCGCGACAGCGCGCGCCGCAGCAACGTGGCCGGCGACAGCTCGCGCCGCGTGTTCTGGTTCGCCGTTCTCATCTTCGTGGGGGTCGTCGGCATCGAGGGTCTCGTTTTGATGCTGGGTCTTCCAAAGGACACCGAAAGCCCGGAACTCATGGGCCGGATTCTCGGCACGCTCGACGCCGCGTTGATGGCGTCGGTTTATTACATCTTCGGCAGCAGCGCGAGCAGCGCGCGCAAGGATGAACAGAAATTCACCGGAGTGAAATGATGGCCCTCAACTACACCCAACAAGCGAACACGCCGCCCCCCATCGATCCCAGCTTGCAGGGCGCGCCCGGTGCGCCGCCGCTCATGGGTGTGCAGGCGCAACAGCCCATCCCCACGCCGACCACGCAGGGAAGCCCGTACATCAACCCCGCGTTGACCGCGAGCGTTCTGGCGTTGCAGGGCCAGCAGACCCAGCAATCGCAGATTGACCGGCAACGCAAGCTCGCCGACTCGCTGCGCGCCGACTCGAAAGACCAATTGCAGGGCCAGCAGGCCGGCCGGGTCTACAAGGCCTCGGGCCTTGCCAACTTGGGCGCCTCGCTCGCGGATAGCTACGTCGCCGGGCAAATGGGCAAGCGCGCGGACACGCAGGCCGGCGCGATGGATCAGCAGCGCCAGCAAGCCATGGCGCAGTATTTCAACGCGCTAACCGGCCAGCCCTCGGGCGGCTCGGGCCAGTGAGGTGACGCGATGGCAACCGCCTTTCCCCAAGCCCTCGGCGCGCCGGTAGCGCCGCAGCAAGCGCCCCCGCAAATGCCGCCGGGCGCGCCGGATATGTTCGCGCCCTGGGTCGATCCGAACGCCGACCAGATCGCGCGCCTGCAAGCGCGACTCGACGCGCCGCAGGCGCCCACGTTCACGCCCGAACAAATCCAGCAGCGAAAGGACGACAACGCGCGTCAATACGCGCTCGGGCTGCTCGGGCAAATGAGCGGGAATAAAGACCTCGGCGAAGTGGGTGGCACGGTGTTTAAGCAGGCCCTCGCGAACCGTCAACCGCGATACACGGATCACGGCACGTATGACCCGCTAACCGGCGAATTCAACTACACGCCCGATTACCTCGACCAACGCAACCTCGAACAGTTGAACGCGGTTCAGAACCGCAGCGCCCAGCAATACAACAACTACACGATGAACCAACAGCGCGTCATGGAGCGCATGTTGGCGAACGAAGAGAACAACCGGCGCAGTCGAGAAAACGCGGCCCTCATGGCGGGCGTTATGGGCGGCCTCGGCGGCGGCAATCCGATGCAGATTGGCAGCAGCCCGCAAGGCTGGCCGGTCTATCGCTCGAAAATGGGCCAGCTCTTCACGTATGACACCAACGGGCAACCCGTCGTGTATCAGGGTGGTGTCGGCCCCAAGGAATCGAACCAGTCGCCGACCGAAGACCAGAACAAGGCGGCCGGCTGGTTTGAGCAGGCGACCAAGGGCGCCGCCGACATGGCCGCAGGCCTTCGCCTCGACCCCAATGCGTCGCGCCCCGGCGCGCTCGAAACCGCCATTGCCGCAATCCCGAGCGTGGGCCCCACGCTGGTGAATGCGAAGCGCTCGCCGGCCCGTCAAATGTTCCTGCATGGCGCGAGCGCGTTCTCTGAGGCCGTGCTGCGCGCGGCCACGGGCGCGGGCGTCAATCACGATGAGGCTGTCCAAAAAATCCAAGAGCTGACGCCGGTTTTCGGCGACTCCGACCAAGTGATTGCGCAAAAGCTCGCGCAGCAGCCCATGTACCTCGCGGCCTTGCAGCAGCGCGCCGGCCGGGCCCTCACGCAGGGCACGCAGACCGCAGGGCCGCAACCAGGTCAACCGGCCGTTGGGGTCAATCCTGCCGCCGCCGCGCCCAATCCCGCCGCGTCCGATCCGCTCGGCGCGCGCCGCCTCTTTGGAGGGCAATAAGCCATGGCCCAACCTTCCGCCGCCGCCGTCGCGCCGGCCTCGGCCGCTGGTGCCGCTGCCAGCGCCGCGCCCCTGACGCCCACGGCGCCCAGCCTCATCGGGCCGGACGGCAAATTGAGCGTGTCCGCGATCCGCGCGCAGTACCCCATGTATCACGACTTGACCGACGATCAACTGTTGATCGCCCTGCATCAGTCGGCATACAAGGACATCCCTGCGGGGAAGTTTTTCGGTGCCGTCAATTACGACACCGACCGCGCGCGGCTCGACCCGACCAACGACATGGACACGATTGACCGGCTCCGGGCCGGCGCTGGGAAAAGCCTTTCCGACGTGATCGACACCGGCAAGCGGCTGGGCAACATGGTGGGGCTTGGCGATTACGACCAAAAGGCCGCGCAGGAAGACCAGCGCATTGCCCAACCGCTCATGAACACGACGGCCGGCAAGGTGGGCAAGTTTGCGGGGGACGTTGCCCTAACGGCTATCCCCGCATCGCGCGCAGCGCAAGCGATTACCCGGAGCGTGGCGCCCGTCGCCGCCGTGTTGCCCGCTGCCCTGGGCGTGCGCGCCGTCGCGCAAGGTTCTGCGCCTTTCGTCGGGGCGGCTACCACTGGCGCGGCCACTGGCGCCGCGCTGTCACCCGACGACATGAGCGGCGGGGCCGAAGTTGGCGCGGCATTGGGCCCGCTGGGCGAGCTGGGCGGCCGTGTCGCGCAGGGCATCTATCAGGGCGGCAAGGCCGTGGTTGAACCACTGTGGGATGCGGGGCGGCAACGCATTCTCCAACGCACCATGAACCGCTTTGCGAGCGACCCGGCCACGCTGCGCGCTGGTGCGAACAATCCGCAAGTCCTCGTGCAGGGCTACACGCCCACGCTCGCCGAAGCGACGGGGGACACCGGCATTGCGCAGTTGCAGCGCGGCGCGCAAATCATGCCGCCCGTGGCGTCGGAGTTGAGCGCGGCCAATTCGCAGCGCATGCAGGCTTACCGCGCTGCTCTCGACGACCTCGCAGGCAACGACGGCCGCCGGCAATTCTTCGAAGAGGCGCGCCGGGCCAATGCTGCACAGAACTACGGCGCGGCCTTCGGGACGCCGTTGCAACTGACGCCGGAGATTGAAGCGCAATTTGCGGCGCTTAACGGCCGCCCGAGCATCGAGGCCGCCCGAGCTGGCGCCCGCGACCTTGCGGCGGAAAGCGGGCAGGCCATTGGCGACGATGCAGCCGGCAGCGTGGCCGGTCTGCATCACATGAAGCTATCACTCGACCAGCAAGCGACGCAGGCGGCCGGGAACAATCTCGGCAGCACGGCGCGCGCCGTTGGCGATACGCGGGACGCCCTTGTCGCAGCCTTGCAGCAGGCATCGCCCACGTATGGCAAAGCGATGGCGCAATACGCTGCCGACTCGCGCCCAATCAATCAAATGGCGCTCGGTCAAAAGCTGCGGGACACGATGGTGCCTGCGCTCGGCGACTTCAACGAAGACCTTGCACGCTCGCGCGCGCAGCAGTATGCGCAAGCGCTGCGCGATAGCGCCGGCACCGCGCGACGCGCGACGGGGCTTGATTCGGCAACGATTGAGAACGTGCTCGAACCCGCGCAGCTTCAGACCGTGCAGAACATCGCGCGCGACGCTGCGCGCTATACGCAAGCGCAAGAGGCCGGGCGGATTCCGGGCTCGCCAACGGCGCAATACCTCGGCGCGCAAAACGTGCTCCAACAGACTCTCGGCCCACTCGGCGCCGGGCCCGCGCTGCTTGACTCGGCCGCCGGCCGCGCCGCCGCTGGCGTGCTGTCGCTGCCGTTTCGCGCCACCGCGTCGCGCACTGAGGAAATGCTCGCGCGCGCGTTGCGTGATCCTGCCTTCGCTGCTCAAATCCTCAATGCCCGGGATGCGGCCCCGGTCATCGCACGTGCTCAACCCTACGCGGCAAACCTTGCCGTGGTGGGCGACAAGAACGACAAGTAAGGGGCCACCATGCCGCGCAATTCCTCGGGCACCTATTCGTTGCCGTCCGGAAATCCGGTCGTCTCAAACACGCTCATTCAAAGCACGTGGGCAAACACCACGTTGTCGGACGTGTCCACGGCCATGACCGACAGCCTCGACCGCAATGGGCGCGGTGCGATGCTGGCCGCGCTCAAGAACATTGACGGCACCGCAGTGGCGCCGTCGATCACGTTTTCGAGTGAGGGCACGCTGGGCATCTATCGCGTATCGGCGGGCGTGCTTGGCATCGCCGCTGCTGGCGCGCTGGTGCTGTCCATCTCGGCCGCCGGCCTGACGTTCACCAACCCGCTTGTGCTGCCCATCGGCTCGGCCACCGCGCCGTCCGTCACGTTCGTTTCGAACACGAACACGGGCCTTTACTCGCCCGGCACGAATCAGGTTGCGCTGACCACCAACGGCGTGGGCGCTCTGTTCGTCAGCGCTTCGCAAAACGTGGGCATCGGCGGCGCGAACGCGCTGGGCAAGCTGCAAGTAATCGGCGGGGATGTTGTCATCGACAACGCCGCAAATTACTCGGCCAAGAACAGCGGCGGGACGGCCTCGTCCATCATGGCCCTTAGTTCGGGGAACCAACTTCAATTCGGCAACAGCGGCGCCGTTATCTCGATGGCGTGGGCCACGGGTGGCGCTACGCGTTTGAACCTTACGAACACCGCCTTGCAACCGTCGGTCATCATCGTTTCGGCCATGTCCGAATCGATGCGCACGACCAACGACGCAGGCTTTATCAGCTTCTACAACACGGCGAGCACGACCCGAACCGGCTACATCCAAGCCAACACCGGAGCGACGCTTGTGCTCATGGCTGAAAACGGCGCAGCGCTGGCCCTTGGCACGAACAGCACGACCCGCGTAACGCTGGACACGGCCGGGAACATCGGTCTTGCCGTCGCTCCGAGCGCGTGGGGCACGTCGCAGAAGGCTTTGCAGCTCGGATCGAACGGGTTTATCTATGGCAACACCAGCCAGCCTACGCAATTGGTTGTGGGTGGGGGTGCCTATTTCAACGGCACAAATTGGCTTTACAGCGCCTCGCAGCAGGCGTCCTATTACCAGCAATTGAGCGGGGCGCATAGTTGGTTCATCGCCCCGTCCGGCACGGCCGGAAACACGGTCACGTTTACGCAGGCGATGACCCTCGACAACTCCGGAAATCTGCTGGTCGGAAGCACGTCGAGTTCATGGGGCACCGCTGGCCGTGGCGTCATCGAGGTGAACGGTACGACCAACTCGCTCGTTGGACTCAAGGTGAACGGCGCGCAGGGCGGATACCTGAACCACACGGGCACGGATTACAACATCGTCAACAACGTGGCGGGCGCTTTGCAGCTCGGCACGAATTCGGCCGTCCGGCTCATCATCACGTCGGCGGGCGTGATTCAGGATGCAGCCGGCAACGAACTTGGGTATAGGGGCCTGCCGCAAAGCATTCAGGGCAGCGCGTACACGTTCGTTGCGGCTGACCGTGGCAAACACATCTACATCAACGCTGCCGTGAACGTCACCGTTCCGGCCTCGGTGTTCAGTACCGGTGACGTTTTGACCGTCATCAACGGCACAGGCGGCTCCATCACGTTGGTGCAAGGAACGTCGGTCAACCTCTATCAGGCCGGCACGGCGAACACCGGCAATCGCACGATTCTTGTTCACGGCATTTGCACGCTTGTTTGCACGCAGGGAAGCAGCAGCTCATTTTTTGTAAGTGGCAACGTCACATGACCGGAATTCTTCAAGTCCTGCTGGCGGCAAAGGCCGGCGGCCCCATCAACTTCTCGGCATCGTGTGTCAACACGTTGAGCGGGACGACGGGGCTTCGTTCGGCCGGCTTCACGCTCAACAGCGATGGCACGTCGAGCACATCGCGTTCACCAACCGGGGGCACCGGCACCTCAACGTGTGGGCCTTGGTATTTCCCGAATCCAACGGCGGGCGTTGGCGCGCTCTACTATTGCAAGCTCACGATCAGCTCGCAATCGAACACCACCATTTCGGGTGCAGTCAACACGGTGCAATCGGTGTCGGGCGCAAGTTGGAGTTTTCAAAATAGCGCCACCAACGTTGAGGGAACCGGCAGCGGCACCCTTACCATTTACTCGGACGCGGGCGGCACGCAAGTGATTACGTCGAACTCGGTTGGCTGGGACGTGGGCTTTACGCCATGAGCGGGTACGACGGCGAAGAGCGCCGGCAGGGGCCCAGCGTTCACACACTCGACCGGCGCCTAGCCTTGCTAGAGGCCGCCGTTAAGGCATTAAAAGCAGAGGTTCATTCCATCAACAACAACATAACCCGCGTGGTGTGGGTCGTGCTCGGCGCGATCCTCGCCGCATTCCTCGACTTCGCCCTAAAGGGCGGGCTCCATTGAAGGCAACCCATGTCCGACGAAATCACGATCCGCTTTACCCCGCAACAGCTCGATGCCGTGGCGAACGCCCTGGGCCATCGGCCCTACATCGAGGCCGCGCCCGTGCTGGATGCAATCTCCAAGCAAGTGGCCGCGCATAACGCAAGCCTGCCGCCGGCCAACGGCCCCGCGCCGGGCCCGGGCGACGCCGACAACGTGCCCGCGCTGCCCTGACAGCATCCGCAAGACCAAAGAAAAGGGGCCCAAATGGGGCCCCTTGCAGCTCTGTGGCTACCCTCGCACCAATCAGCGATCAATCGGCCCGGGATGGGCCCTTTCCGGCCCGCCGCAGCGTATCGCGCGCGCCCTCGAACAATCCGCCAGCCAGCGCCCACGCGATGACCGCGACGACCGCATAACCGATGCGGCTCAATGGGGTGTGCGCGTCATATGCCAACAGCGAGAACCACACGGCGCCGGCAAGCGGCACCAGGGCGAGAAGGCCGGCCAGGGCCGCCGACAGCAGCAGGCCGGACGATTGGGCGGGGCGGGTAATGGTCAGCATTTGCGCAGCTCCTTCAGCTTGGCGGCGGCCTTCAATCGGCCACCCGGGACGGGGACGCCCTGAGCGGGCCGGTAGTGGGCAGAAAGCCCGAGTTTGATTTGGAACAGTTCCCACCGCGCCGGGTCAATCTCGCGCACGCCGCGTTCGTATTCCGACCATCGCACCTTGTCGCCGAGGTGAACCAGGGCGGCGGCTTGCGCTTGGGTTAGGTCTGCGTCGCGGCGCATTTCTTTCAGGGTTTCGGGCGTTGGAACAAGGATCATGAGGCCTGATTGTGGCGCAAGCGCT